CAGGTAAACTTGATCCGGTTATGCAGCGGACAGGGCAGCTTATGGGTTCAACCCTGAGTTTCCCAATCTTGTGCACAGTAAACTTGTGTGCATATTGGGCTGCATTAGAGGAACTGACCGGACGTGAATTCGATGTCCATGAACTTCCCGTAATTGTTAATGGGGATGACATCTTATTCCGTACGGACGACCGCTTGTATAAGATCTGGCTACGAAAGATTGCGGAAGTAGGCTTCGAGCTCAGCCTTGGCAAGAACTACGTCCACTCAAACTACCTGACGGTGAATTCAGAGTTATATTACTTCAATGAAAAGAAGTCTCTGTTTATTCCCTTAGGTTATTTGAGAGTCGGACTGCTCACCGGCCAGAGCAAGATAACAGGCCGTCAGAGAACCAAGGCGGCTCCCCTCTGGGACTACTTCAATAAGGTGACACGCGACGCGATCAATCCGCTCAGAGCGAAGAAACGGTTTCTTTCTTACCACAGAGAGACAATCGAACGACTGACCCAAAAGGGCAAGTGGAATCTCTTCGCTTCTCCCATGAAAGGTGGACTTGGCTTTGAACCCGTTGAGGGCGATAAGCTTCGTTTCACTCCCTTCCAAAGAAGGTGGGCTGATTATATGGATTGGAAATTGAGGAATGACCCTGATAAGTTCGGGACAATCTCGCTAATTCAACCGAGATCCTCAAAAGATGGTCCGCGCGTGTTGCATAATCCGCAGTTAGTCGTTCAACCAAAGTACGGTCCATATGAAGAAGGTGTTGTTGAAATCAAGGACACGACGATACCACTCCAGATCTTGGCAGCCAGGCTGGAAATCAACGACGCAGATGACATGAAGTCCGCTCTGCGCGTGAAGTTTCCGAAGAAAGAAGCTCTTGAGGAGTTTCGTTCGAGGAACTGGCGTCAACTGAAGGGGTCGTTGACTTGTGATCGCTTCCGTCTTATGGAGAAAAGATCGGAGATGGACTCTACAGTCCTGTCTGCATTGAGGCAGATGGACAATGTAAGTGAGTTGCTGAAGGAGTACAAATTCACTGGAACATTCAACTCTTTGTCATTAGATATTATGCATGACATAGTGTCTGTTCCGATGAGGGACAGAATTGAATGTCCGTGCTCCTGCAGCGAGAGTCCTTCTCACCATTAGACAATTGGGTCCATGGTGTTAAATTTCCCAAAACGGTGTGTGCGTCGTACCCGAGTAATCAACTCATGTCCAGCATCAGAGAATGTACTGATCATTGAAAACCGCTGGGCCGCTGTGTGTGGTTACGCTTCGTACACTTAATACTTCCGTGCTAAGTGCGCTTAACGTCCCCTTGTACACGCGGGGATGTCCGCTAAATGCCGACAGACTGCACGGGAAGCCTATGGTAACGTAGGTCACCACGGATGTACAGTCGCGCGATTCTCAGTCTCGCGGGATCCAATACTAAGACATGAGCAACAACACAAGATCACCAATCAAGAAGAAGAATGGTGGAAACAGAGGCAGACGACCAACGAGAGGAACAAGGCTCGCACCCTTCAGGGGGCTTGCCCAGAATATGGCGCTCGTTCCGTCACGTGCTTTCGGCACGGCCGGCGGGACGCAATCCGTCCTTAAGGGACTTGATGCATTTGACGAGCACCACGTTGCTCTTCCTCGCGCTGTGGCTAATTACACAG